TTAATGGGTGATGATTATAAAAAAGATATAAGTGACTTTATAAATAGTTTTCCAACAACTAAATTACCTAATGGTAAATATGCAAGAAGCAATACAAAGAATATAGAAACAAACTTTCAATGGTTCTTTGAAAACTATGAGTACTCTTGGGAAACTATTAAGCAAGCAACTGATATGTATGTATCAGAATACAGAGCAAACAATTATTTGTATATGAGAACAGCATTATATTTTATTAGAAAAAATGATGGTACTAAAACAGTTCATTCTGATTTAGCAGATTACTGCGACAAGATTAAAAATAATGTTAGTTATACACCACAAAAATATTTTAAAACAAAAATTTTATGAGATGGAGAAGCCATAAAGAACACTACTTAGATGCATTACATTATATGAAAGGCAAACAACAAAGAACTATACCTAGTTATAAAACACCGTGGGAAAAGTTTAATGTTGCTTCACTAAATGGATTAGAGTTTAATACAATTACAGTTATAGGTGCTAGACCTGGATCAGGTAAAACATTAATGGTTGATCAAATAGTAAGAGAAGGATTTAAATTAAATCCCGGACTAAACATTAGAGTATTACAATTTCAATTAGAAATGTTTGGAAGAACAACTAAACTAAGAGAGTTCTCTGCAGTTACTAAAGAAACATATAAATATTTATGTAGTGCCGATAGTGAAAACATAGTGGTATCTGATGAAGTAATAAAAAAATGTCATGAGTATGCTAAAGAAGCATCTAAATATCCTATTGATGTTATAGATGAATCAGTAACAGTTAATCAATTTAAACAAGAGATACATGAGTATATGAAAAAATATTCTGTAACTTCTGATACAGGAAAATTATTATATCACAATACAATTGTAACATTAGATCACTCAGTATTAATTAAAAAAGATTCAGGTGAAGCAAACAAACAAGAAGTTCTTGCTAACTTAGGTGAAGCATGTACTGAATTAAAAAAGAAATACCCTATAGCATTTATATTATTAACCCAATTAAATAGAGATACAGATAGACCAGAAAGAAATGAGAATGGAAAGTATGGAAATTATATTTTAGAGTCAGACATCTATGGCGGAGATGGTCTAGTACAACATGCAGATTTAGTTATAGGAATTAATAGACCAGCTAAAAGATTTATAGATTATTATGGGCCAGATAGATACATAATTGCAGATGAGAATACATTAGTATTGCACTGGATAAAATCTAGAAATGGTGAACCAGGTATGAACTTCTTTAAAGCAGAGTTTCATAACATGATGATTTCAGAAATGGAAACTCCTGCTCAAGAAATTAGTATACAAACACAAAAAAGATGATATCAACAAAACAAAATTTACAAATAACACAAGACAGAAAAGTAAAAAAAGAAAATTTAAAACAACATCATGCAAATTTATTTAAAAAGCTTGGTGTATCTAATCCTTTTTATTCACCAAAGATGGCTTACTTTGACCGAGGTGAAAAAGTAATATCTTTTTTCACAAGTGAATTAGAAAGAGGTGAGAATATATATACAGAATTTGTTAGTAGAGAATATGATTCTGAAGATGTTAACAGAGTTTTATATATGTGGAAATACAATCCAAACTATGCTACTATATATAAGACAAATGAATTAGAAGCTAATGATAATTCAAACATATTAAGATATTTAATACCAGTAGATAGTTTAATAGTGTGTGAGCCACTGTTAATAGAAGAAGAACAATTTGAATTACCGGATCCTGATTTAGATTTACCAATAGATCAATTAACAATCAGAGATTTAGCTGCTATATTAACAGGCAAACCGGTAAGTATGAAGAGTTGGTTAAATGAAATAATAAAAAAATAAATAACAAACATGAGCGAAGAAAAAAAAATGGTTGAGGATTTTATTCTCCCAAGCAAACCAACAAAAAGTTTATTAAAAAATCCTAGTCCATTACTAATATTTGGTAAACCTAAGATTGGTAAAACAACAGCAGTAGCAGGGTTAGAAAATTGTTTAGTAATTAATCTAGAAGATAAAGTACAAACAACAGATGGTATGGTATTGTATGCTAAAGATTTAAATTCTTTAAGAAAAATACTAACAAAAATTAAAGAAGTAGGTAGTCCGTATAAGTATATTGCTATAGATACATTAACTAAACTAGAAGAATTTTGTATACCAGTTGCAGAAAAACTATATATGAAAACACCTATGGGTAGTACATGGGAACTTAGAGATCCTGATACAGGAAATTTAATTAAATCATGTGGTAAATATAAATATGGAAGTATTATATTTTTACCTAATGGATCTGGATATCAATACATTAGACAAGCATTTCAAATGATAACTAATTTAGTTGAAGAATGTGCAGAAAATATTATATATATTGCGCATGTAAAAGATACAAACATTTTAAAAGATGGTGTAGAATTTACATCTAATGATGTTAATTTAACAGGTAAAAATAAACAGTCAATTTCTGCAGCAGCTCAAGCAATTGCATATATGACTAGAATAGAAAACAAAAATTACTTATTGTTTCAACCAGGAGATGACATCTTATCGGGATGTAAAATAAAAAGATTAGATGGCAAAGAAATTCTTATCAGTGAATATGATGATAAGGATAATCTTATAACACATTGGGATCAAATATATATTAAATAATAATTATAAATTTAAAAACTAAAATCATGTCAGGAATATCAACAAAAGAAGTTAAGAAAGTATCAGTATCTAAAGAATTAAAACCAGGTAATGTTGTAGCAAAAATTAATAATATATCTATTGAGGTAACTAAAAATCCTAAAGATAACAATGAAGAGTTTCAAATATTTATGGATTTAGAATCAAGACCTATTGGTGAAGATTTTGTAGGGTTCGATAAAGTATTTAATGATCCAACAAAAGGTCAATATCTAGGACAAACAAAGAAAATTAAATATGCTAATTGGCCTATAAGTTCTATTAAAGGTGTATCAAAGAAAACAAACAAACCATTTGAAATAATAGCAAGCAGTAAAATATTAGAATTTTTACAAAAACTATTAACTATATCAGGTCATGCTAATTGGCTACATGAAAATGATGGAAACTTTAAAACATTTACTAGTATGTTTGAAACTGTAAATAATACACGATTATTAAATGATGTGTATATGTCATGGTGTTTAGGTGGTACTGAATCTATCAATGCAAAAGGATATACAACATACTATGTATACTTACCAGAAAGAAGACTTGCATTAAATCCTGTCGGTGCTGAAGGTGATGTTACAGTAACTACATTTAATCAAGACTTACATATTAAGAAAGATCTTAAGAAGTATGCAGTTAATGATGATTTAGAAAATGGAGAAGATGCACCTAATCCATTAGATATCTTAGATTCTAAATTAGAAACAGAAACAAATGATGAAGAATTATTTGATATGTTAGACTAATAGTTTATTACTAACTTAAAGGGCTTATTTTATAGGCCCTTTTTTTTTGTCCATTATGATACAAACAATATATTACACAAACAAAAACTTTCACATACCAAGCAATAAAGTATTTGAAAAAATATTAAGTCTTAAAGAAGAGTTAACTGGACAATCAATAAAAATTAAATCTATATTCAATAAGAATGATAAAACACCATCAATGGTTATCTATTATTCTACAGAAGATAGCATGTATAGGTTTAAAGATTTTTCAACAGGACTATATGGAGATGCAGTAGACATAGTAAATGAATTGTATTCTTTAGAGGATAGACAGCTGGCATATAGAAAGATTATTGAATTGTTTAAAGACGACAAGGATATGATCATGTTAGATATAATCACTAAAGAAAAAAAAGAAATTACTGATTATACTCTAAGGAAATGGAACAATGCAGATGCTGACTACTGGAAACAATTTGCTATAAGCGGATCATTCTTAAAAGCTTATAATATTAAACCAATAGATAACTACAGTATTAAAACAACATCTAATAATAAAGATACAGTATTGTTATTTAACTGTCCAATGTCCTATGGATACTTTAATAATGCAGGAGACTTATGTAAAATATACCAGCCCGGTAATAAGAAAGCAAAGTTTCTTAAAGTAAAAGAATTTATACAAGGAGAAGAACAACTAACATACACTAAAAAATGTTTAATCATTGCTTCTTCAATTAAAGATATAGGTTCATTCACAGCACTAAAGTTTAAAGATGTAGAATTGATTGCACCAGATAGTGAAAATGTTACTATCACTCCCGATAGAATCAAAACATACAAAGAAAAATACCAATATGTATTCACTCTGTTTGACAATGATGATGCAGGAATCAAAGCAATGAAAAAGTATAAAGAACTATATGACATAAACAGTATATATTTTAACATAGAAAAAGACATTGCTGAATGTGTAAAGCAACACGGAATATTAAACACATCTAAATTTTTTAAAACTATATTTCATGACGCAATCAAAAACCAAAAAAATACTGCAACTAATAACATCAAATGATCTAGAAAATAATAAACTAGGTTATCTATCAATTGTTAAAATTCTAACTAAACAAAATGCTATATACTGGTTCATAACATTAAACAATCCTTTATGTAAAAATGAACTACCGGCCGTGTTAGAAAACAGATTTAGTGAACTATTACCTTGGTTATCATTAAGAAATCCTGCAGTGCAGGCTAATATTCAAAACATGACTGATCATATTATACAAACTAAACATGTAGAAGCAAAAAGTATTGTAACATTTATTGATTTTTATAATGATTATTATGTAGCACTACTTAGCAATAACTGTACAAAAGAAACTAAAAAGTTACTAATAGAAAAAAACAAAAACAATTATGAATTTACAAGAGAACTTGACTAAAATCTGTAAAGACTTAATGCTAGAACAACCATTTTATGGCTTCCTGCTATTAAATCTTAACAAAGAATGGAGCACAACAAAAATAAAAACTGCAGGTGTAGGTATAGAAGGTATAAACTTCAAGCTATATATAAATCCTGATTTCTGGTCAACTTTAACTAATGAAACAAGAAAAGGACTGTTGCAACATGAGCTTATGCATCTTGCATTTTTTCACTTGACTGATTATACGCATTTAAAAGATCATAAAATATCTAATATTGCTAAAGACATAGAAATAAATCAAGGAATACCTGCTGAAAATTTACCAGAAGGTGGATGTACTTTAGAAGCCTTTAAAGATAAATATAATTTATTGCCTAATGAAGGTACAAATGCATATTATAAAAAATTAATTGAAGCTGCCGATCAAGAAGAAGATGATTTATTAAAAATGTTAATGGCTGCAGCAGACAAAGGAGAAGATGAAGTAACAGACGAAAATGGTAATACAGTAAAAGTTCCTGAACACAATTGGAAAGATTTTGAAAAGATGAGTGAAGCTGAACAAAAATTAGCAGTCAAACAAATTGAAAGAATTCTTACTGAAGTTGTAGAACAAGTAAATAAAATGCAAGGTAGTGTACCTTCATCTGTACAATTAAGAATCGATAATCTTAAAAAAATTGAACCAGCTAAGTTCAATTGGAAAAAATATTTAAGAAGATTTATTGGAGAAAGTTCTAAAAGTACTATAAGAAAGACTAAACGTAAACAAAGTAAAAGATTTGAGTTAGATTTTGGTATAAGAATCCAAGAATTTTCAAGTATTCTAATTGGTATAGACAGTTCTGCATCGGTAAGTAATGAAGAAATAATGGAGTTTTTAAATGAAATAAAACACATGTATAAAGCAGGCCATGATTTTACTATAATATTTGCAGATACACAAATGCAAGCACCATTTAAATACAAACCTAATATTCCAATAGAAATAAAACAAAGAGGTGGTACAGATTTTAATCCTATAGTAAATTATTATTCTCAACATAAAAAAAAATATACTACGTTGATTTATTTAACGGATGGTGAATGTTCTTCTCCAGATATAAAATTAAAAAATATGTTATGGGTCTTATCAGAAAGATCAAATATGACAACACACTTACCAGGTAAAACAATTAAATTAAATTCAATAATAACAAACTAATGAAGAAAGTACAAATGACAAGCGCAGAGTTAAAACTTACATTAACTCACTTAATTAAAAACAATAAAGCATTGCAAGAAGATGGATTGAAGCCAGTTGCAATATCAATTTGTGGAGGAGCTGGACTAGGAAAAACCAGTGTAGTAGAACAATTAGCAGAAGAGTTGAACATAAAAAATGTAGAGATAATTAATTTAGCACAGTTAGATGAGTTAGGTGATTTAGTAGGTATACCAGTAAAAGAATACTATATGACTAAGACTACTAATGAAACTCAGTCAGGTAAATTTATAGAAGAACGTGTGATAAATGCATTTATAGACCAAGGATGGCAATTAACTAACAATAGTAGAATGAGTTACTCTAAGCCAGCATGGATTGCCGGTAAAGGAGAAGATGGTATCTTAATACTAGATGATTATACTAGAGCTGCACCAAGATTTATGCAAGCAGTAATGGAAATAATTGACAAGCAAAGATACATTTCTTGGAAATTACCAAAAGGTTGGACTATTCTTCTTACAGAAAACCCAGATGACGGTACTTATAATGTAACAGACATTGATGCTGCTGCAAAATCAAGATACATAACTTTTGATATGAAATGGGAGCCTAATGTATGGGCTGAATGGGCAGAACAAGCAGGTATTGATGAGCGGGCAATAAACTTTACATTATTAAATGGTAATGAAATAATTAAAGAAGACAAGCCTGAAATTAATCCTAGAAGTTTAGTTAAATTTTATAATTCTTTAAAGACTATTAAAGATTATAATGCCAACTTAGGTTTAATTCAAAACATAGGTGAAGGTGCAGTAGGTCCTGAAGTAACAACTTTATTTACAATGTTTATTAATAACAGGTTAGATAAAATGATAAATCCATCAGAAATACTTGACACTAAAAAAGATTTTGAAACAATAAAAGATAAAATTAAAGATTTAATTAAAGAAGGTACAGAATACAGAGCTGATATAGCATATGTATTAACTACCAGATTAATAAATTATATGATTTACTCAGTTAAAAATACAGAAATAACAAGTTTATTTATAGATAGAGTTAAAGCTTTAGTAGTTAGTAATTGTTTAGGTACAGATTTAAAGTTTGTATTAGCGAAGAAAGTTATTAACTCAAACAATAAATATAATGTTTTAATGAATGATGAATCAATTGTAAACGTAATATTAGAATAATGATTGAAGAAAAAAAATTAACAACGTACAATACAAGTATTGAATTTGATAAAATATTATTTGACAATTTAAAAGTGGTGGATCTAACAAATCCATCACTTTATATTAAAAAAGGAGATCCAATAAAAGAAGAAAAAGATAATACAACATTAATTTTTTATGATGATACTGTTTCTTTAAACATAATTAATAATGAATTAGGATTCTCTAAAGAAAATCAAGCTCCTAATCAAAAAAGATTAGATATAGTAAAAGAACTAATAGAAAATAAAGACAATACATTTGCAGTAGACTTAGACTTTAGAAAAAACATAATTACAAAAGCTAATCTTTTATCAGGTGATGTACAAAAAAAAGGTTGTAATATTAGAATCATATCAAATAAAGACATACACACTGATAGATTCAGAAGGAGTTATCAAAGTTTTATTGGCTGGAAAAATTTAAAACATGAAAACCAAAAAAATGGTTCACAATCATTTGGAGCAATGACCGTTAAAAATTTTCTAAGTTACTATCATAACCTCAACAAAAGAGCTGAAAAAGATAACTGTACCTATAAAGACATACAAGAATCTAAAAACAAAACTTTAATAAAAGATAAATTTGCAAACACGTTTGGTATGTATAGTTATGATAAAGATGATCATAATACATACATTAACTTATATGGAATGCTAGATATTATATATAAAAAAACATTACAAAAAGTAATAACAGATCCTTCAGAACTAGAAAATTGTATACAGTTAGATTATCTATTAGGATGTACATTAAATAAATTAAGTGATGAATACATAACTTTTGAAAATAGTTGTATTAGCAGTAATAATCAAAAACTAATTCACATAAAAGAATTTATGGTACATGCGGATAATAAAGGATTATCAGATGAGCAGTTTTTACAAGTTCAAAAACTATTAGATAACAGCGATAATCATAAATTAGCTACAGTTATTTTAAACAAAGTAAATCCAGCAATATCTCTATTAGAGTTACTAGCATTAAGTACATACATAAATGATACAATAACAAGAGTAAAAAATATTGAATTTACTAAATTGTTAATTGATGGCTATGATATTTATTTAACTTCAAATTATAATTTAAACCATAGAGTTAATAAAATTGAAGAAATTTATGGAAAAATTACTAAAGAACAATTAGAAAAAATAGCTATGACATATAAATCTCATAGAAATGAAACATCAGATTATTACAACTTAACTTATACATTAAAATGATAAACAATTTAACAGAGGCTGATAAATTAAATGAAGAACTATTTTATGACAACTTAGACAATTTATATATAAGCTCCAGCTCACTAAAAATATTATTAGACTCTCCTAAAAAATATTATGAATATTATGTTCTTAATAAAAAAGAACAAAAAATAGGAAAACATTTTGATGAAGGATCATTAGTGCACTGCATGGTATTAGAACCAGAAGAATTAAAAAATAAATTTACTAATATTGGACTTACAGTACCATCAGATAATATTAAAGAATGTATTAATTATATATTTAAAAACAAAGATGTAAATACAATAGATCCTGATTTAAATAAACATACAGAATTAATATTAGCATATTTAAAAGAAATTAACTTATATCAAAGTTATACTTCAGATAAAAAAACACCTTTTATTACAGGTGATGAGAAAAGAGTTAACAAAATTATAAATGAATCTTCTGTAGACTATTTTAAAATTTTATGTACATCCACAGATAAAAAAATAGTTGACGCTGAAATCTGGGATAAATGTTTAGCAAAAGCCACGGCAATTTTAAATAATCCGGACGCAAAATATTTATTGACAAGTGAAGTAAATCAAGATGTTGCATGTGAATTAGAATTAGAAGAAAAAGATCCTAATTTTAAATACGGATTAAAAGGAATAATAGATGTTATTAAAGTAAACAGAATAAATAAAATAGTATACATAAGCGATATTAAGACAACAAATAGTAGCTTAAAAGAATTTAAAAAATCATTTGATAAATATGAATACTGGTTGCAAGCAGCTATATATTCAAGACTAGGAAAGTTATTAAATAAAAGCAATGTTGATTATAAAATAATATTTTCATTCATAGTTGTGGATTGTAATAATGATGTATACTGCTTTGAAGTAATGCAGGATACAATGAAAACATTAGAAGAAGATTTAATTAAATTAATCAATGTTAAATTTCATTATCACATAATTAATAAAGATTTTACTTTACCTTATGATTTTGCAAATAAATTAGTATATTTGTAAAAAAAACTTATGAAAGAAGACGAAAAAATTAAAAGCATGATGCTTGTAACACAAGAGTTCCAAGGGTATCCAACATTTTCTTTAATTAGAATATCAAATGATTGCCCTTATATTGAATGTGTATTTTTACCGGAACAAAAACATTTAGCAATAATAACTCCAATTCAAAAGGATACATTTCACATGTTTCCAAAAATGGATGATAACGGAGATGTAATGAGTGCAAAGAATAGAAAAAGCAGCGATAAGAATTATAAAGAAGAACGCAAGCCTATTAAAACTTACTATGAGTACAATCTAGTAAATTTAGAAGAGATAGTTAGCTTTATAGAAATGTTTGCAGTAAATGCAAAAACTTATCCATTTAAAAGTTTTATATTTCCTAAAGAAAAATAAATTAATTAATCATTTAATATGTAACGAGGCTTAGAAATAGGTCTCGTTTTTTTATCTCTATGAAAATAACAAAAGAAACAATATTAAAAATAACAAACTTTATAAATTCAAAAGATCCTGAAACAAGTAATTTAGGATTTAAACTATTATCAAATATAAACTCTAAAAAAAATATAGGAGAAATTTTATTAATAGTATCTGAAATAAACATAGACAAATTTGTTGCTATAAAAGGATATTCTAAATTAAGATCTGAAAACTGCAACATAAAAGATTTTGAAAAACTAATTACAAAAAATAGAAAATATTTATTTGATCTTATATGTGAAACAAATGATCTTACATCTGGTAAATTGTTTACTTACATGTTAAATAATGAAGCTTCTCAAAATAGTTTAAATATATTTTTAGATTTATTTAAAAATAAATTTGATAATTTATTAAACATATGTGATTTTAAACCAAAACAATTTGAAATATCAATTAAAATAAACAACAACTATGTCTAGTACAGAAAATATTGATTACGTATTATTAAAATATAACATGTTAGGTTACAAATATATAAAAATATTATATTCAGGAGGCGGAGACAGTGGAGAAATAGATGAAATGTATATTACAAAAGAAACAATAGATGATTTACATGACACATATAATACTGAATGGGTGGCTTTAATAGAAGATAAAGATTACGGAATATTACAAGACTTTGCATGTGAAAAAATTATAGAACAATACGAAGATTGGTGGAATAATGATGGAGGAAGTGGATCATTGATAATTAACTTATTAAACGGTGACTTTAAAGTAATAAATGAAATATATTATCAACAGTCTGATGCTTTTGAACATGACGGGAATATATTTGCAAATTAAAAAAATAAAATTATGAACACATTTGTAGAATTACTAAAAGAAATAGCCAATTTAACAGAACAACATCCTGATTTAAAAGAACAGATGTTAGATTTTTATGAATTAGCAGTTGATGAAGTAGCAGAAGGAGGAAGTAAAGAGCATGAAATAAATTTAGCTTTAAATAGCATATACGAACTAACTCAAAATAACTAATATGAAATTAATAATTATTCTTATTGCAATTTACATATCATTATTAATATATTCACTAACACATTTATAAAATGGGACAATATTATAAAGCAATTTTACTGGACAAAAATACAAAAGAAAAAATAATTGGTTGGGTTTCATCTTATAAATATGAAAGCGGTGCTAAATTAATGGAACATTCATGGATAAAAAATACATTTGTAAAATCAGTTGAAAGTTTAATATACAAAAATCCATTACCTGTAGTATGGAGTGGAGATTATGCAGATAACGAATTAAACAATGAAGAAAATCTTTATTTTTTAGCAGAAACTATAACAGAATTTAAACCTGAAAAAGAATTAGAAAGTAAATACAGCAGATATGTTATTAATCATGATACATATGAATATGTAGATAAATATCTTATACCTAATATAGATGGTTGGAAAATACATCCACTACCTTTATTAACTTGCGAAGGTAATGGCAGAGGTGGTGGCGATTTTAGAGGAGAATCAGAATTAATAGGTTCTTGGGCAAGATGCATAATATCTGTATCTGAAAAAAAACCTGTAGGATTTAATAAATTAGATTTTAATTTAAAAGAAGATTAATATGGCACATCCAATGCAACATTGTAAATCCTCAGTTAGAAAATGGGGTGGTCAGTTATCTGATTACCAACCTATTCATGATTGGTTTGATGAAACTAAAGCTTGGATAGGGCACAGTAAACACAGAATGTTTAGACATCATAGTGAAGGTA